AATCAATCTCATTACTTAAACAACGCTATCCGAAAATACGGGGTTGATGATTTTGTTGTTGAATTGCTTGAATATTGTGAATGTTTACAATCTGATGAAAGAGAGATATACTATATCAGCATTTTAAATAGTTTGTATCCATTAGGATATAACTTGAAAAATGGCGGTAAGTCATTCACTCATACTGACGAAAGTAAAAAACGTGTATCTAACGGTGTAATCAGTTATTACAAAGATAAAAAACAAGAAAGGTTTAAAAACATTGTCGCAATTGATGATGATATTGAAAAATATATTAAACCTTTGAATAAATATAATTCGCAATATGGTTGGTATGTTTATATTGACAGAATAAAAGCAGATTTTGGCGGAGTTCATATTCCACTTGATGAAAGTAAAAAATCAGCAATGGAATTTATTACTAATTTAAAGAATAGTTTGGCAACGCGTCCAAATTGACGGGAAGTCCTTAAAGCCTTCACTACCACTCACACTTGGAAACTTATGTGAGGAACTCGGTTAATAGCCGAACCCAACGGTAAAAAAGTGATTGATGCGTTCTTATTATATAATAAGGACAAAATAGGTAATCCGCAGCCAAGCCCCTAAACTCGTTATGATAGAGCACTGGGGAAGGTTCAGAGAGTAGATGCTCGCGGGTCTCAAATGATGGTCTAATCAACCTAATGAGGCACAAGGTGTACTCCACCCCTTTGGGAAACCTTTGGGATTCATTGGGAGATGAAATGAATTTACATATGCCTCAAGATCCAGAGGCAGAATCTGAGTTAAAAAATTTGGCAGCAGTGCCGTATCAAATTATTAGTCCAGCAAATAATGCAGCAATTATTGGCATTTATCAAGATTCAATGCTTGGATCATACAGGTTTACTAGAGAAAATATTAGTTTTACACAAAAAGATACTATGAATTTATTAATGATGTTTAGCCGTGTAGATATAAGCAAAATAAAAAAGAATGGAGGAGAAAAAATATCTAGTTTTGAAATATTATCACAAATATTGCCTCCAATGTCTTTAAAAGTAAAAAATAAACAATTTGATGGAGATACAGAAAAATCTGCAACATCTAACAATGTTATTGAAATTATTAACGGTCAATATATTCGTGGACAAATGGATAAAGGCATTTTAGGTTCAGGAACTAAAGGACTTATTCATAGAGTTTGTAATGGATTTGGAAATATGGCTGCTGCTGATTTTATCGATGATTTACAAAATATTGTAACTGAATATATGAAGCAAAGTGCGTTTAGCGTTGGCATTAGCGATTTAATTACAGATGCTAAAACAAATGAGGCGATTATTGCCATTATCAACGATAAAAAAACAGATGTTAAAAATTTAATAGACCAAGTGCAACTCGGTGTTTTTGAAAATAGCTCTGGAAAAACAAATGAAGCAGAATTTGAAACTAGAGTTAATAATATTTTAAGTAAGGCTCAAAATGATGCTGGTAGAGAGGCATTAAAAAAATTGAGCAAGGATAATAGATTTGTTATTATGTTTAATGCAGGTTCTAAAGGCAGTGAAATTAATATTCAACAAATGACTGCTTGTCTAGGACAACAAAATGTAGATAATAAACGAATTCCATATGGTTTCGAACATAGAACATTGCCCCACTATTCAAAATATGATGACTCTGCTCTAGCCAGAGGTTTCGTTCAAAGTTCTTACATTGATGGATTATCTCCCCAAGAATTATTCTTTCACGCTATGGGTGGTCGTGTGGGTCTTATTGATACCGCTGTAAAGACGTCTACAACTGGATATATCCAGCGCAGATTAATCAAAGGATTAGAAGATTTAATGGTTAATTATGATATGACTATTAGAACAAATAAAAATAAAATAGTTCAATTCTCTTATGGAGAAGATTCGATGGATACCATAAAGGTTGAAAACCAAGAATTGCCAATTGTAGAAATGTCAATTCAAGATATTTATTCGCACTTTAGCGTTGTAGATGAAAAAGCAAACAGTAAGGGATTTTCCGGTATGTTTATTAAGAGTGCATATGCTCGTCAAAAAAAACAAAGTGACCAACTTGTAGAAAAATGTAAATACTATATTAACTTTATGATTTCAAATAGAGAATTAATTGTGAAAAATGTGTTTGGAAATAAATCTGATAAAATTGTAAGAATGCCAGTAGCGTTTTCATATATTATTCAAAATATTATGGGACAACAATCCATTAGTCAAAATGCACTTGTTGATATTACAATGTATGAAGCATTTGTAATGATTGAATACTCATTTTCAAAATTAGAAAGAATTGTATTTGCTCCACCAACTCAATTATTTAAAGTTCTATATTACTACTATCTATCTCCTAAGGATTTACTAATTAATAAACGATTCAATAAAAAGAGCCTTGAAATTTTACTTGAAACCATTATTCTTGATTATAAAAGATCCATAGTAGCACCAGGAGAAATGGTTGGAATGATTGCAGCGCAGAGTATTGGTGAGCCGACAACACAAATGTCGACACCGTATGGAGAGCATATTAGATGTGTAAAAATTAACAAACAATATAAATATATTTCTATGGTCTCGGGACCTATTGGACAATTGTGTGACACTTTGATAGACCAATTGCCAGAATATACATTTAATACAGGGCATCATGATAGCGTTGAAACATTATTGGATACTCTGGAAGATGAATATTATATTATTGGGGTAGACCAACAAGAAAAAACACATTGGAATAAAATATCACACGTCAGCAGACATCCAGTTAATGGACAATTGATGAAGGTTACAACAAAAAGTGGCAGAATAGTTCATACAACATTAAGTCATTCTCATTTAATTCGCAAGGAACAAAAGGTAGAACCAATTATTGGGGCAGAACTTAAAGAAGGAATGCGAATTCCTGTAGCCAAATATATTAATAATGCATTTGTTAAAGAACATATAAATATTGGAGATGAAGAGTATAAATTAGATCATTTGTTTGGTTGGTTTGTTGGAGCATATTTAGCAGAAGGAAATATTAATGGAAATAGTTTGTGCATTACAAATATTGCCGAATCATTTATCAGTAATGTAAAAGAATTTGCATTGTTATTCAATAAAGAAGCCACTGTTAGACAATATAAGGGAGAATATGGACCATCTGTATCAACGCAATTTAATAATAAAGAATTATCCCAATTTATTTTAAAAACCTGTGATACAGGTTCGTTTGTAAAACGTATTCCTGACTTTGCATTTACAGCACCAACTGAATTTAAATCTGGATTATTACAAGGATACTTTGATGGCAATGGTAATTTTCAGTGTGATGAAAAACATCATCAAATTCGGTCTTGTTCCAGAAGCAAACAATTGTCTAAAGATATTGCATTATTCTTAAATTATTTTGGGATATTTGCTTCGATTAAGGAACAAAATGTGAAATCTTGCCCTATGTATAATGTTTCTATTTCAGCAAAGTATTCAAAATTGTATGAGGATAATATTGGAACAACAATTTATACTGAAAAGTTGATGAATTTAGTTAAATATATTAACCGAACAGATGCACACGATTTATCTGATGAAATTGATAAAATTACTGGTTTAGGAGAAACAATTGCCAAATGCGGAAAAATTCTTAAATTGCCAGGACAAAGTCGCAATTATGGACGATGGGCAAAAAAAGAATCCATTGGTCGTCGCACTTTAGAAAAGTATATTGAAATATTTGAGAGTCACGAGAACGCAAACGATATTAAAGATGAACTAATCATTCTTAAACAAGCCGCAGAATCAAATGTAATTTGGGATGAAATTGTAAATATTGAAATATATGATGGACAGCCAAATGAATATGTGTATGATTTTACAGTTCCCGGAAATCAAACATTTATGACAGATTATGGTGTGATTGTGCATAATACGCTGAATACTTTCCATTTCGCAGGAGTATCCTCTAAGTCAAATGTGACACGAGGTGTCCCAAGAATTGAAGAAATTTTGGCATTATCCGGATCCATTAAAAATCCATCATTAACTGTGTTTTTGAAACCTGATGACCAAACAGATAAGGACAAAGCTAGCACAATTCAATATATGATTGAACATACAAATTTAGAAGATATAGTAAAACAAGTGGAGATTTGTTTTGATCCAGATGATTTAAATACTCTAATTCAAGAAGATACTAAATCAATGGCACAATATAAAGAATTTGAAGATATGATTGACGATTGTATCGGTGCTGAAGCAATTGGTGAAAATGTTGAAAAATCAAAATGGATTATTAGAATGGAAATGGATCCAGAAGTTATGTTGGAAAAAAATATTACAATGGACGATGTTAATTTTACACTTAACAATACTTATAAAGATGAAATATCTTGCGTATATTCAGATTATAATTCAGACAAATTAATCTTTAGAATTCGTATGAATAATGTTATTAAAAATCGTGGCAATAAAGGTCAAAAGAAAGGGGTTAATCCATTAGATCAGTCTGATAATATATATATATTAAAAAATTTTCAAGACCAGTTGTTATCTAACATTGTATTAAGAGGAGTTAAAAATATTGATAAGGTTATTCTTAGAAAGGTAAAAGATAATTTAGTAGAAAAGGGTGGTTCATATATAAAAGAAGATATGTGGGTTCTTGATACAATTGGAACTAATATGATAGATGTGCTTGGTTTAAATTATATTGACCCAAACAGAACATACAGCAATGATATTATAGAAATATTTAATGTGCTTGGTATGGAAGCCGCTAGACAGTCTATTTATAATGAAATTTCTGAAGTATTAGAATTTGATGGTTCATATGTTAATGCACACCATATGAGTGTATTGTGTGATAGAATGACATTTAGCCATAAAATGGTTTCTATTTATAGACACGGCATTAATAATGATGATATTGGACCAATCGCAAAGGCGTCATTTGAAGAAACACCGGAAATGTTTTTAAAAGCAGCAAGACACGCAGAATTAGATACAATGAGAGGCATTTCAGCAAATGTAATGTGTGGACAAGAAGGATTGTTTGGAACTGCTGCATTTCAAGTAGTGCTTGATATAAATGAGATGATACATCTAGAAGAAAAATATAAATATGAATATCAAAATGTTGAACAAATAATTGATTCTGGATTGTATACAGGAATAGATGATGTTACAGATAGTTGTAGTAAACAAAATTTAACAATTGAAACAAATGTGTCTAATATTAAAGCAGAATTGCTTGGAGATGATAACGATTATAATCCATTTTAAACAACATTTACAACCTTTACAACCTTTACAACCTTTAAAAAGGTTGTGCCAAACAACAATAACAACAATAACAACAATAACAACAATAACAACAATAACAACAACAACAACAATAACAACAATAAGGTTTAAAAATATCAATTATTTTAATTCAACACAACTAACAAATTTATAGAATATTTTTTCTTTGATTGTTTGGATCAACCTTTTTAAAGGTTGAAT